TTAACTATTGTTATGTAATGGATTATAAAACATCTGGAGTTGATATTGAAGCAGGTAACTCTTTTGTAAATAAAATTAAAGACACCGTAATGTCCACTCATCGACCAGAAGTCATGGGTGGATTTGGTGGTTTTAATGGTGCTATTAGAATACCACATCAATACAAAAATCCAGTATTGGTATCGGGCACTGACGGAGTTGGAACTAAACTATCACTTGCACATATATGGGACATACATGAAAACGTAGGTAAAGATTTAGTTGCGATGTGTGTGAATGATGTAATTACAAGTGGAGCAGAACCATTATATTTTTTAGATTATATTGCTACAGGTAAATTAGATCCAGATAAATTAGGACAAGTTGTTGAAGGTATATCAAATGCGTGTATTGAAGCAGGTTGCTCTCTTCTTGGAGGAGAAACTGCGGAAATGAATATTATGTATACTGATATGGAATATGACTTAGCAGGATTTTGCACTGGTATTGTAGAGGAAGAAAATTTCATTACAGGTTCAACTATTGCTCAAGGAGATGTAATTATAGGTATTGAAAGTAATGGTCTTCATAGTAATGGATTTACATTAATAAATGAAATGTTATGGAGACACCAACTAGCATATAGAGATGTGTCTGAGATTGGTAATCCAACTCACATCTATGCAAAAGTTGTCAGAGAAGTATTGAATAATTTTGATGGTGTCAAAGGTATGGCACATATTACAGGTGGTGGTTTAGTTGAGAACGTTCCAAGAATAATTCCAAGAGGTCTAGGTGCTCGTATAAATTATGATGCTTGGCCTTTACCACGAATATTTTATAAAATTATGATGGCAGGAGAAATAACACCAGAAGAAATGAAAAAAGTATTTAACTTAGGTATTGGATATTGTATTGTTGTAAATCCAGAATATCAAGATCACGTTCGTAAGATAATAGATGGATGTGGATTTAAGTCTTGGACAATTGGCGATATTGTGGTATAATAATTATAGGAGAAAAAAATTATGTCCGTTAAATTAACAATTCTCAAAACTGGTGAGACATTGATATCTGAAATGCAAGAACTTGTATCTGACAAAGATCAGGCAACACCTCATGCATATCTGTTAAATAATCCTCATCTTGTTAAGATTAGAGAAAAACAGTTTCTTACTGAAGAAGAAAAGAATGATAAAAAAGTTGGTATTGATGTTTTACTATCACCTTGGATAGTTATATCATCTGATAAAAAAATCATACTACCTGTTGATTGTGTGATGACAATCGTAGAACCAATTGAAGGGGTCAAAAAAATGTTCCTAGATAAGAATGATGTATTAGTGAATGAGGAAAACTTAAATGGCTAAAGATATTAAATGTATTCTAGTTGATGTTGATAATCTTCTCATCAGCGAGATAGAAGAAATTGATGCAGAACTTGGAAATCCAAATTGTAAACTGACTAATCCAGTTGTATTCGAGTCTCTTGATAAGATGAAACCATTAGTAGAGGCTTCCAATGATACTGAGTTTATGATAAGATCAGAAGACATACTTACAATTGCAGATCCTACATCAGAGGTGATTGCAAAATACAAAGAACTCACTTCATGAGATTTTATACAAACGTTCAAATGGTTGGTGACAACTTTCTTGTTCGTGGTTACGAAGATGGTAAACACTTTGCAACCCGTGAGAAGTTTTATCCAACTCTTTTTGTTGATTCTAAACGCAAAACAAAATATAAAACACTTGATGGTAAATATGTAGAAACTGTTGAACCTGGCACTGTTCGTGAGTGTCGGGAGTTTATGAAAAATTACAGTGAGGTTGAAAACTTTAATATCTATGGCAATGAAAGATATATCTATCAATACATCTCTGATAAGTATCCAGAGGTAGAAGTTAAGTTTGATATTGAGAAAATCAAATTAACTACGATTGATATTGAGGTTGCATCAGAGAATGGTTTCCCTGATGTAGAATCTGCTGCAGAAGAAATATTATTGATTACATTGCAGGATTATACTACAAAACAAATTCGCACATGGGGTCTTGGTAGTTTTAATAATAAACAAGAGAATGTCATTTACAAAGGATTTGATACAGAGTATCAACTTCTAAGTGACTTTATTAATTGGTGGATGATTGAAAATAATACACCCGAAGTTATTACAGGTTGGAACAGTAAGTTTTATGATATCCCATATCTTTGTCGTCGTATTGATCGCATACTTGGTGAGAAACTCAAGAAGAGAATGTCACCTTGGGGTCTTGTAACCGAAGAAGAAACTCACATAATGGGACGCAAACAAATATCTTATGATATCGGTGGTGTATCTCAGTTAGACTATCTTGATCTATACAAGAAGTTTACTTATAAGGCACAAGAATCATATCGTTTGGATTATATTGCAAGTGTCGAACTTGGTCAAAAGAAACTTGACCACTCAGAGTTTGATACATTCAAGGACTTCTATACAAAAGGTTGGCAGAAGTTTGTTGAATATAACATCATTGACGTAGAACTTGTTGATCGTCTTGAGGACAAGATGAAGTTGATTGAACTCGCACTGACAATGGCATACGATGCAAAGGTCAACTATGAAGATGTATTCTATCAAGTGCGAATGTGGGATACTATCATCTACAATTACTTGAAGAGAAGAAACATTGTGATTCCTCCAAAGAATCGCAGTGGTAAGAATGAAAAATATGCAGGTGCATATGTAAAAGAACCAATACCTGGCAAATATGATTGGGTGGTTTCATTTGACTTGAATAGTCTATATCCGCATTTGATTATGCAATATAATATTTCACCAGAAACTTTATTGGATACAAGGCATCCATCAGTTACAGTTGATAAAATACTTTCGGAAGATATAACATTTGAGATGTATAAGGATAGTGCGGTATGTGCGAATGGTGCAATGTTCCGCAAAGATGTCCGTGGGTTCTTGCCTGAACTGATGGAAAAGATGTATAATGAACGTGTCATCTTCAAGAAAAGAATGATCAAAGCAAAGAAAGCATATGAAAAGACAGCGACGAAAGAACTTGAGAAAGAAATTGCAAGATGCAACAACATCCAAATGGCGAAAAAGATATCTCTTAATTCTGCTTATGGTGCTATCGGCAATCAGTACTTCAGGTATTATAAATTAGCAAATGCCGAAGCAATTACCTTATCTGGTCAGGTATCAATTCGTTGGATTGAAAATAAAATGAACCAGAAGATGAATAACATTCTAAAAACGGAGAATATTGATTATGTCATTGCTAGTGATACTGATAGTATCTACCTCAATTTGGGTCCTTTGGTTGAAACTGTATACAAAGGCAGAGAGGCGACTAATCAAAGCATTGTCTCGTTCCTTAACACGGTGTGTGAAGACAAATTTGAGCCTTATATTGAGAGTTCTTACAAAACGTTGGCCACGTATGTAAATGCATACGATCAGAAGATGTTCATGAAACGTGAGAACATCGCTGAACGTGGTATCTGGACTGCAAAGAAAAGATACATCTTAAATGTATGGGATAGTGAAGGTGTTCGTTATGATGAACCCAAACTAAAGATGATGGGTATTGAGGCAGTCAAGTCATCAACTCCTGCACCTTGTCGCACAATGATTAAAGATGCACTCAAGTTGATGATGAATGGCACAGAGGAAGATGTAATTGATTTCATTGATAATTCAAGAAAGAAGTTCAAGACATTACCACCAGAAGACATTGCATTTCCTCGCACAGCATCAAACGTGCAGAAGTATAAAGCACATTCCACGATATATGCAAAGGGAACTCCTATACATATACGGGGTGCTTTACTTTTTAATCACTATGTTAAGAAGAACAAACTTGATAAAAAGTATTCACTGATTGGTAATGGTGAGAAAGTTAAATTTCTCTACCTTAAAAGACCAAATATTATTCAAGAAAATGTAATCTCATTCATCCAAGACTTTCCAAACGAACTTGGTCTCAATAAGTATGTCGATTATGACTTACAGTTTGATAAAAGTTTTGTGGAACCACTTAAAGCAATCTTGGATGCAATCGGGTGGAATGTTGAAAAAACTGTAAACTTAGAACTATTTTTTAGCTAATGGAATTACCTATAGACGATAAGGATTTATCAACAATAGTAAATGCACTTGCATTAGGAGGAGACGCTAGATTATATCATCTATTAAAAGAAGTAAAACAAGTTAGAGATAATAATCCTGGTGGACCTTATAAAAAAATTTTAAGAGAAAAGGGATTGACGATTTGATATAAAAAGAGTATAATAAAAATAAAATGAATTGTTGGCATTGTAATACTGAATTAATCTGGGGTGGAGACCATGATTTAGAAGAGGAGTTTTATGGCAAAGATCATGCCTATGACTTTGTAACTAATCTATCTTGCCCTAAATGTCAATCATATGTTGAAGTACATCATCGCAAAGAAGGAAAAGAATGGATTTCTTAAAAGAAATTGTGAAAGAGATTGGTAATGATTTTACCAAAATAGCATCGGAGATAGATGAGACAGAAAAATTCATCGAC